CAGACGATAGTCAAGAACTAGCTATTGACGCAATCAGCTTAGTAACGAGTCCTGCTATTGAGCAAGACTTTGTGTTCTTTGGTAAAGAAAAGAATAACTTAACATTTGCAAAGGTTGATGAAGAAAAGAGAATGCTTATAAGTCCTGCTTTGATTCCTAATAAAAATATTTTCAGACATAATCCTAATACGCAAGAAGACTACTATGTTTACTTTTCAAAAGAAACAGTCCGTAAGGCTTCTGAATTATATTTAAAACATAACAATCACCACAAAGCTACATACCAACACCAAGACAGAGTTTCAGGTGTTCTAACAGTTGAATCTTGGATTAAGGAAGGTGATATGGATAAGTCTAAATTATTCGGTTACGACTTACCAAATGGCACGTGGTTTGTTAAAATGAAAATAGAAAATGATGACCTATGGAGTAAGATAAAAGATGGGGAGCTTAAAGGACTTTCAATAGAAGGATACTTTACGGACAAGATGGAATCTATGTCAGACGCACAACCAACTAATGAAGAAATACTTTCAGCACTTAATGAAATTATCACAAAATCAAACAAATAGACAACCTTTCTATTATATATAGAACCTAAAAATTAAACTATGGATTTAAAGAATCAAATATTAGTAGCACTTGGACTTGACAAAGAAACAGAAGTTTCTCTTGCTTGGCAAGCAAAATCAGAAGACGGAACTATTTTCGTTTCAACTGCTGAGGAATTAGCAGCAGGTGTAGACATAAGCGTTCTTACTGAAGATGGAACTACAATTTTATTGCCTGTTGGAACTTACAAGACTGATACAGGAGTATCTTTCAGAGTAGAAGAAGAAGGTATTGTTGCTGAAGTAATTGAGTCTGAAACTGAAGAAGAAGTAGTTGAAGAAGAAGTAGAAGCTTCAGAAGAATTAGCTGAAGATGACGGAGAAGAAGCAGATGTAGCTGATTGGGAAGGAATGGAGAAAAGAATCCAAAACCTTGAAGACGCAGTAGCTTCATTAAAAGGAGAAGAAAAAGATACTGAAGAAGAAGTTGAAGAATTAGAAACTGAAGAAAGAGGTACAACTCCAAAATCTATTAAGACTACAGAAGTAGTTGAATTTTCAATAGAAGAATTAAAAGCTGAAAACGAAAGACTAAAGACTGAATTAGCAGCACAACCTGCTTCAGCTCCTTTAGATACTAACAAGTTCAGTTCAGATAGAAAACCAATGTCTAAAAAAGATTACGCTAAATTATCTAAAAGAGAAAGGTTCTTACAAGACTTAAATAAATAATAAATATAAACTAAAAAAACAAAAATTATGGCTTTCACTACGACAAGCAACTTTGCAGGAAAAGACGCAGGATTCTACATTTCAGCAGCTTTAAACCAAGCAAACTCACTAGACTTCTTAACTTTGATTGAAAACATCAAGTATAAGTCTAACATCCAAAAAATGGCAGGTTCATCTTTAGTAGCAGACGCTTCTTGCGACTTTACAGACGCAGGTACTTTAGCACTTACTGAAAATGTACTTGAGCCTAAGAACTTACAAATTAACCTTGACTTATGTAAAGCGACTTTACTTGATTCTTGGGAAGCGTTACAAATGAAAGCAGGAGCAGGCGCACCACCACCTGCAAGCTTTGACGATTACGTTATTTCTTACATGGGCGAAATTATAGCTAACGGAGTTGAATCTTCAGTATGGTCAGGAGCAGATGCTTCAGGAGGACAATTTGAAGGGTTCTTAACAGCTACTACAGGAGCATTTGCAGTAGACGGTACAGTAAATAGTTCAACTGCTTCAGCAGCTTATACAGCAGATAACATTATTGCTAACTTACAAACTTTAACGGCTGATATGGCAACTGATATTTCTGCTGTATTAAGAAAAGAAGACTTACATATCTATATGAGTCCTAAGACTTACGCTTTATATATTTCAGCAGTATCTACTTTAGGATATGTGAACGCTTACAATATGAATGGTGATTACGTTCCTGTTTTTGAAGGGTACAAAATTGCAGTTTGTAACGGAATGCCAAATGACCAATTAGTAGCAGCAGAAAAATCTAACTTATTCTTTGGAACTGATTTATTAAGCGACCAAACTAGAATTTCTTTGATGGATATGGCTGCTTTAGACGGTTCAGATAATATGAGATTAGTTGCTCGTTACTCTGCAGGTGTTCAGTTAGGTATTGGAGCTGATATCGTTCACCAATCATAATTAAATAATACGGAAGGAGGGGGTAAAACCCTTCCTCCCTTAACCTAAAAAAAACAATAAAATGGCTTGTACAGCACTAACAAAAGGTAGGGGACTCGACTGTAATAGAATCAGTGGAGGAATAAAGTATGTTTATTTCGGAGTTTATGACCAATTTACAGCACCAATAGAAACAACAGGAATCGTTCAAGCGTCAGGAGAAATTACTGATATTGAAATGGCTTCTAATGTTCTTTACAGATACGCTATGCCTTTAGGTACAGCTAGTCTTTCTGAAACAATTACAGGTAGTAAGGAAAACGGAACAATTTTTTACACTCCAACTTTAAGTCTTATACTTAACAAACTTACAAAAGAAGACCAAAATCAGGTGAAATTATTAGGAGCTACTAAGGTGGTTGCTTTTGCTCAATTAAACGCTACTCTTGCTAACGGACACGACGTTATCGTAGGATTAGGCGTAACAAATGGGTTAGAACTTAATGCAGGTACTATGGACTCAGGAGCAGCTTGGGGTGACCGTTCAGGTTACACTCTTACTTTTGACGGCTTAGAAAAAGAGCCTTTCCCAATGGTAGAAGACTACACTACAGAACCTTTTGACAATGCAGCATTTAATTTTGGTGCAGGAAACCCTGTTACATCTTAATCAGTATTCTTTTATATATTTTAAAGAGGGTAGCTTAACGGTTACCCTTTTTTTACACTTAGTGAGGGTGGTGCAGTTCGTCTGTATATAGAGCAATCTAGCGTTCACTATAGGGATTAAGGTTGCTTTGGCAGCCTTTTTCTCGTTATAACCAAACAGAAAGGAACTTTTTCTATTATATAATATGATACAAGCAATTACTGAAACAAACATATTAGCTAACATAAGCACAGAGGACAATAGAATAGATACGTCAGTAGCTTCTACTCAGATTAGGTTCTTAATAAAGTTTATAAATGACCTTGATGGTTCTGTAGAATACGGCTATCCTTTGTTGTCAAATGGTATTAAACCAAGATTCACAATAATGAACCTTACTTATTTTCATATTCCTAAAATATTTGATAATCAAATAAAACTTTTACCTGCAGGACATTGGAAATATGAAGTTTATGAAGTAAGTTGGATAGGTACAGTTCTATTATCAACAGAAACAGCTCCTAGAACTGAAACACAGGTATTACCTGTAGCTGATACAAATGGAGTAGTTCAAGGAATAGTAAGTAAAGGAATACTTAACTTAACAGAAAGAGCAGGAACAGAACAAGTGCAATATACTCAACACCCTGAACCTTCAGGAACAAACTATACATACTACGGACAATAAATAAAAAAAATGGATAAAATAATTTCGGTCGATTTAAGCACAAGTACAGCACCTTTAGTACAAGAAGTACGAGGTAAAGATTACATTGAGTACGGAGATACAAACGGAGAATGGAGAAACCTCTATCCACAGTTCTTAATTGACCTTTACTATTCAAGCTCAATAACGGCTGCAATCGTGAACGCTACAGCTGAAATGATAAATGGTGAAGACTTAGTTATATCTGATGAAGATGACAGAGATGAAGAAGCAAGAGTAAAGCTACAAAACTTTATGAATAATGCTAATTCAAATGAAACGCTTCACGAGGTTTTAAAAAAGGTAGCTTTTGACTTTAAATTACAAGGTGCATTTGCACTTAACATAGTATGGTCTAAAGATAGAACACAGATAGCTGAAATCTATCATATCCCTGTAGAAAAGATTCGCTGTGAGCGTCCTGATGAGCTTGGAAAAACAAACGGCTACTATGTATCAGGAGATTGGGCAAATACAAGAACTAACAAGCCTTACAGAGTTCCTGCTTTTAATGTCAATGACAGAACTTCACCAAATCAAATCCTTTACACAGGTCTTTACAGTCCTAATATGAATTCTTATTTTACTCCTGATTATGTTAGTTGTAATAATTGGGCTTTAATTGATTCTAAAGTTTCAGAGTTCCACCTCAATAACATCTCTAACGGCTTCACAGGAAGCTTTATGATTAGTTTCGCAAATGGAATACCGACAGCAGAAGAAAGAAGACAAATAGAGCAAAGTTTAGAAGCTAAATTTACATCAGAAAAAAATGCAGGAAAATTCGTTTTGACGTTCTCAGATGACAAGACAAGAGTACCTGAAATAACATCTATTAGTCCTTCAGATTTGGACAAACAATTTTTAGCACTTCAAGAACTACTTACTAGCAACATCCTCAGTGGGCATAGGGTGACTTCTAAGACACTTATGGGCTTAGATAGTGCTAATGGGTTCTCAAGCAATGCAGACGAGCTTTTAAACGCTTCTAATTTTTACTTAAATACGGTTATAATGCCGTTCCAAA